ATTGAATGAGGCTGGTTCAACCACGAATAAGGGGAAGCCTTGGCGTGTTACGGGCTTGCTCCGGGTTTTGAGGAATCCTGGTGTGGCTGGGTTGCGTTCCCAGCGTGGTGTTTTGTTGCTGAATGAGGATGGCAGTTTGCTGCATGATCCGGTTTTGGAGATTATCCCTTTGAAGGTGTGGCGGGATCTCCAGGAGGTTTTGGCTGGGCGCTCGTTCACCAGGACGGCTGGCGGTGCGGGTGAGAAGTTGCTACTTAGTTCCTTGGTGAAGTGTGGGTCGTGTGGATCACTGATGCATAAGTCCAGCAATGGCGATGCGAGGGTGTATCGGTGTAATGCTAAGTCAACCAATAAGTGTGTGAGGCCGGTGAGTATTGCGGCGTGGAAGCTGGATGCTTATGTGCTTGATCAGCTCGCTCCACTGGGTCACATGCCGATTGTTGAGATGGTGACTGCTGATAGCCCAGAGAATATTTTGAAGCGTGAGAGTTTGAATCTTCAAATTGGCGAGACGATGAGGGCGCTCACTGAGGCAAGCCCAGACCAGATCACTGAGCTGGCTGCGAAGCTGGTTGCTTTGAAGGAGAGCCTGGTGGCGGTGCCTTCAGCTTCGGTTGAGACTTACCGTGAGACGGGTGAGTCGTTTGCGTCGATGTTGGCGGTGTCACCGGAGGTGGTTGTCCGCCAGGCGCTCGTGGAGGTCATTGTGCGCCGCCCTTTGGTGCGTAATTCGCAGACTGTGGGGCCGGATCGTGTGCAGCTGGTGTGGCGTGAAGGCCCAGAGGAGTACTAGCTGTTGATAAGCTGTGGTTCTGGTTGGTATAAACACCCTCAAGCGTGCATCTGTATAAGGTAGAGGGGGGTTTCCGATTATCGGACCCTATTCTGCTCCTGATCGGGTGCCCCTGGGGTCGGTCAGTTGAGCAGCCTCCTGCCCACTGGGGTATGACCCTGGAGAGACAGCCTGGGGGGGGAGCCTCCCCTAAAGGCGTGGGGGGTATCCACACTTCATTCTAAATTTCAACTTTTTCAAACGTTGGCTGGGAGGTGCATTGAGTCATGGAAACTTTAGAGCTTCTGAGGATTCTGCGCCAAGCCAGCTACATGTGCCGGTACCGTCATCCTGGCCAAGCTTATTGCGGTAATTTTGCCAGCTCTGTGGGCTTGAATATTGGTTCACCTAGCACCACGAACATGGTGGCTTTGTGTAGCACTCATGCGGGTGTTGATCCACTGTGACGGTGTTTCCGAAGCCTTGCATTGTATGTGGGAAGATCACGATTGATTCCCGGTGCGATGAGCACAAGCTGCTTGATAAGCGACCGTCGACGGTGAACCGCGCGAGCGTGAATAGTAAGGCTATTCGGCGACGCACACTGCACCGGGACCGCTATCGGTGCTCGAACTGCGGGGTTGAGGACAAATCTGGTGAGACCCTTGAGGCTGACCACATTCTATCGCTTGATCGCGGTGGCGACCACGCCCTCCGAAACATGACGACTTTGTGTAAACCTTGCCACCTGGTAAAATCACAGGGCGAGGCTAAGGATCGCTTCGATAGAAGTTGATAATTTTTGGTTCGTTAAAACTGCGTTACTGGTAAAATTTTTGGTTCGTCGTCTTTGCGTTACTGGCGCTTTTTCTGATTTTTTTACTGCTTGTGTGATTGTACACTTAGGGTAGCCTAACCTAATTATTGTGCACTAGCGGAATTGTGCGCTTTCACTCTGTTATCTAGTGGCATTTAATGGCTTTTTAAGCCACTTTATAGCGTGGCACTAGCGCGCTATAGGTATTTATAGCCTAATAATTCCTAGTGTCTTAGCGTGGCTTATATTGGCTTATCAATTCTAAGCTATTCTAAGCGCCTAGGAATAATCTGCACCTAATCACACCTAGCGCTACTTAATCGTGCGTCTATGGTGCCTTAAATCGGCTTAGATTAGCAAGCGCACGCCTATATTCTAGGCTAGGCTTGTGCCTATGGATTAAGGCAAGCTAACGCCTAGGCTTGTGCCTATGGATTAAGGCAAGCTAACGCCTAGGCTTGTGCCTATGGATTAAGGCAAGCTAACGCCTAGGCTTGTGCCTATGGATTAAGGCAAGCTAACGCCTAGGCTTGTGCCTACATTATTAATTTATCAATGTGCAAACTTGCCTAAGCAAGCATAAAAGCGCACCCGCTAAGGTGCGCTAATAAGCTAAATTAGACGTTATCGGCACATCTGTCACAATAGACAGTGCCCGACAGATAGCCCGCTAAAGTGTCCTCACAATTAGCGCACCTTGCTAGCTCTCCACTAACACACTTATTACAGACTACGTTCTGCGCGTTAATAAATTGCGCGTAGTACGGTCCCACTACGCTAATGGCGTGCGCGTGTGTTGGACGCTTAGGCGCTAAGTCTTGTGCGCGCTCTAAATCTTTTAGCTTTCCCATATCCTTAACCTTTCCTAGAACTTAACTGTGATTAGGTAATCGTTACCTTCTATCCATGGCATGACACTTACGTAGTAATTAATGCGGTTTACAGTTGCGCACCCATTAACGATTAAATAATCGCCACTGTCACCCTCAATACCTGTCCATATGTGGTGGATATCTAATCCTTCTGGCAATTGATCGAATTCGTCTATTGCGTCTCCCGTATGGAATTGTGCATCCCATTGATCATCATTAAGCTCAATTAGCTTTACCATATCCTTAACCTTTCCATAGTGGCTATTAACGATTAATAGCTCTAAAAGTGTGCCCACTAAAGTAGGCACACAATTAGAGTGATTAAGCGCTAGCTATTGGTAGTAGTTGCCTAATGAAGCCACTAGTGTCCTTTTTTCCGGCGTTGCCCTTGACGGTAAGCCCAACAATTACGCCTAATGGGTCCATAGTCCTATCGTCACTTAGGTCACCATTAATAACCTTAAAACTTTGACCGTCTAGGGTATAGGTGTCAGGTAGTTTGCCTTTAGTTTGGAAGGGCATTGCAACGTTATTACCCGCGCGCAATATGTCGGCTAGGTAAGCGTCACTTGTGTGTGCACTTTCCTTAGCACTGTAGGTTAAGTGGTAGCCTGGCATCGGCGCGCGCAGGCTAGGCTTTAGCGCTGTGTAGTCATATAAGCGCACACCTTGCGCGATTAGGTGCCGCATGAATAGCGGCGCTATTAGCTCTAGCCTAATGTCGCTTACTGTGTTAAATCTAAAGTTAATAGCCTTATGCTTTTTTATAGCGTTAGCAAGCTCTGCACCTATTAGCAAGCCTGCACTATATGGGTCACTAAATAGGAAGCCACTACGCACCGCGCGCGCTCTCTGTGTGCTATCAAAAGCACCATGCCCGCTAGTGGCTAGGCACGCGCTAACGCATCCTTTAGACGCACCCGCGCATAAATTCATCGGCTTATTTGTGCCTAAATATTTAACGGTGTCTAGTCCTAATTGAGGAATAAGCATTAGCCCTAACGTGAAGCGTTCTGACTTTTTTAGCTTAGCTTGCGCGCTAGGTTCGGTTAGCATTTTTGCGCTTGCTTGCTTATAGCCATAATTAGCGCGATAAGCCGCGTAAGCCTTGCGCGCTTGACTTAATTGCATGCGGCGTATTTTTGCCTTCCATGCGCTAGTGTCTAGGCCAGACAATAGGCCAGCCTCTAGATTACCGTTAGCTAGTGTGCGTTCTGGCAGGCTAAGCGCTAGGCGCTTTTTTAGTGCGTGTGTGTGTGTACTCATGAAAGTACCCTCTCGTTAGTAGTTAGACGTACCCTATAGACGTAAGTACACTTGCGCAAGTTCCCATATACTTTAATTATTTTTGCGCGCGTGCGTACATATATATGTGTGCATTAGCTTGTTCGCTTGTTCGCTAGGGGTTGACCTAATGGGTGGGGATGACCCGACGAACCCCGACCACGGCTGGCCCCGCGTCCAGGCCGCTCATACCGCCGCAGCGATACCCCTACCCGTATCCGAATACCGGACACAATCTCAACCGCCGCCTGACGCGGCTCAACGACCCAGGAGGTCAAAAATGACTGCTCCAACCCCATTGGAAAAAAAGAGACTTCTGGGTAACCCAGGAAAACGCGCGCTGCCAGCTCTGAGCGACACCTTGGCTATCGAAGCCCTGAGCAGTGCTCCCCTAAATTTGACCGGCGCAGGTCTTGACGCTTGGAACCAAATATCATCTAACTCTCCGTGGCTGTCGGAGTCTGACTTAACGCTCCTGTCGCTGTACTGCGAAAAAGTTGAGCGTCATGTTGAGATGGTAGAGAAGCTGAAGGCAACTGACTACGTTATGTTGACCGACAAGAATTACGCATACGCCAATCCCCTGGTTGGAATGATCTCAACCATTGAGACTGACATGGTGAAGATCCTGAGTCTTATGGGTCTCACTCCAGCAGATCGTTCGCGTCTTGGTCTCGCTGAGGTTAAGGCCGCATCTACCCTGGAGAAGCTGAGAGCTGCTAAGGCCAACAAGTGAGCGTCCAAGGTTGGCCGCCACGGTACTTAACGCACACCACACCGACTCAGCGTAAGAATGGTGACGGTGACTTTGCTGCACAGTTCATTGAGTCTTACGCGCGCGTGGTGAAGGATTCGCTTGGTGGTAAGTCCGGTGAGCTTATTGTTCTTCGGCTTTGGCAGCGTGAGTTACTGAATTGGTTGATGGCTAGAAACTCTAAAGGCAAGAAGATGCACCGTCAGTCACTTATTGGGCTTCCTCGTAAGAGTGGCAAATCTGCTCTACTCTCAGGTTTGGCGCTGTACGAACTTATCCTGGGTGCTGATGGTGGTGAGGTCTTTACTGTGGCTTCTAGCCGCGACCAGGCACGAATTGTTTTTGGTACTACTCGCCGCATGGTTGAGATGGACCCTGAGATGAGTGCAATGACGAAGGTGTACCGCGATGCTATTGAGGTTCCTTCTACTGGTTCGGTGATGCGAGTCATGGCAGCTGAAGCGCCGCAGCTTGAGGGTCTTAACCCTACTTTCGTTATTGTGGATGAGGTTCATGCTTTACCTGATCGCCAACTGTGGGATGTGTTCTCGCTGGCGATGGGTGCAAGACCCGATCCGCAGATGGTGGGAATTACTACCGCTGGTGTGAAGTATGACCGGCATGGTCAAGAGAGCCTTTGCTACTCCATGTTCAATTATGGAACGCGCGTAGCTGCTAAGGAGATTGAAGATAACTCTTTCGGTCTTTCCTGGTGGGCACCTAAGAAGGATGATGCGGATTACCGCGACCCTAAGGTTTGGAAAGAAGCAAACCCTGGTTACGGAGACATCCAAGATCCTCTTGACTTTGAGTCGGCTGTGAAGCGCACACCGGAAGCAGAGTTTAGAACTAAACGACTTAACTTATTCGTGGACGCTCAGAGTGCATGGATTAACAGTGATGCATGGGATTCGGTGAAGCTTGAGCAAGAGATACCTGCGGGTGGGTCTGTGGTTCTTGCTCTTGATGCCAGTTTTAACTCTGACAGCACAGCGCTCGTGGGTACCTATATTTCAAACGAGCTTGATGTGGACGGAAATATTCCTGTACCTCACATTTTTGTAGCGGGTCTTTGGGAGCGTCCACAGGGCGCAACTGATGACTGGACTGTTGACATTTTGGATGTTGAGGCTCGCATACGGGAGCTGTGTATTCAGTACAACGTTCTGGAGATCGCGTGTGACCCTTACAGGCTTTCGCGTTCAATGGAAGTTTTACTTGAAGAGCGATTACCTGTTGTTGCTTTCCCACAGACTGCTACACGAATGAGTCCTGCGACTATGCGCGTGTACGAAGGTGTGTCCAACAAGACGATCACCCAGGATGGTGATGTCAGGTTGGCTCGCCATGTTGCTGGTGCTGTACTTAAAGTCGATAACCGTGGCTCTCGAATTGTGAAGGAGTCCCGTGGGACTTCTCGAAAGATCGACGCAGCGGTTTGCGCGATCATGGCTTTGGACCGTGCTGCTTACTGGCAGACCGAATTGAAGAAGCCACCTCGCATGGTTTATTCATTCTAATTCCCGCACCTGGTGTGCGGTTACCTTTTAATTTCCGCGCTCCCGGTGGGTGCTCTTACTGTCAGGATGGCAAATGGAAAAGCTCGAAAAAGAATTTACTGATCTGGTTGCAGTCAACCGTTGGAATGACCTGGTTGAGTGGGACCGCTACTACCGAGGAGACTTTGACCTTGCAAGCCTTCCTTCGACGAATCATTCAGCAGTTGCAAAAGAATATGACGATCTATTAAACCGCGCTGATCTTCCTATCTGCTCCCTGGTGGTTTCTGCCGTGGTGGA